TGCGACGCCCTCCCCCGGCATGGTTCCTCCCGGTCCCTGAACGTATACGGGGGGGCGCAGCGCAGCATTTTGCTAGCGACTGGCTTCTTCACGGGGGAATCCACTTGGAATCCACCTCGGCGACAGATCGAAATAAAGTCACGATATTACAGCAACTTACGTTGGTTCGCCCAACTTTCAGGGTGGATTTTACTATTTTTGTCAAGAATCCACCCAGCGGAAGCCAGGGAAGCCACTTTGACCAGAAGCCAGGCATTGGAATCCAGCCCACCGCGAAGGCATTGAACCCGTGCAAGATTTTCTGTTGACAGACCTGCCCCCCTTGACTCATACCTTGATCATCGAAGCAGTTCGCCCGGAGAAACCCTCTCGGGCGATTTTGATTTGCCCAACATCGCCGACCCCGATCTGATCGCTGGCCATTCGCCCGCGCACATCGGCGTGTCCGACTATCAGAGAGCCCCCATGGACCTCGTTTTTGCGCCAAGCCAGATCGAGACGTGGCCGATTGATCGGCTGCGGCCCTATGCTCGCAATGCCAAGATCCACGGCGACGACCAGGTGGCCAAGATCGCCGCCAGCATGGCCAAGTTCGGCTGGACCGTGCCTTGCATGGTCGCCGACGATGGTGAGCTGATCGCAGGCCACGGCCGGGTGCTGGCCGCCACCATGCTGGGGCTGAAGGACGTGCCGGTGATCCGGCTTGGCCACCTGGATGAAGCCGAGCGCCGCGCCTACCGCATCGCGGACAATAAATTGACCGAGTTGGGCGAATGGGACGAGGCAATGCTGCGCGACGAGATCGCGGGGCTGCTGGCCGAGGATTTCGACCTGTCGCTGCTGGGCATCACCGACGAGGATCTGAACGCGCTGCTGCAGGATCCGGATCAACCTGAAGGTGGCGCTGTTGAGGGTGAGGATGACATACCCGAACCGCCGGTCACGCCGGTTTCGGTTGCGGGCGATCTCTGGCAACTCGGATCACACCGGCTGATCTGCGGCGACAGCACATCCGCCGATGTGGTCGGCCGACTTCTTGGCGATATGAAGCCGCTGCTTATGGTGACGGACCCGCCCTATGGCGTGGAATATGATCCGTCCTGGCGCAACCAGGCGGGGGCGGCCAAGACCAAACGCACCGGCAAGGTGCTGAACGATGACCGTGCCGACTGGAGCGAGGCGTGGGCGCTGTTTCCCGGCGACGTTGCCTATGTCTGGCATGGGGCACTGCATGCCACGACCGTGGCCGAGAGCCTGGTAGCGGCGGGCTTCGCAGTCCGCTCGCAGATCATCTGGGCCAAGGACCGCCTCGTTCTCAGCCGAGGCGACTATCACTGGCAACATGAACCCTGCTGGTATGCGGTCAAGAAGACCGGCAAAGGCCACTGGGCGGGCGACCGCAAACAGACCACCCTCTGGCACATATCCGGCAAGGATCAGGATGCGGCCACCGTCCACGGCACCCAGAAGCCGGTCGAGTGCATGCGCCGCCCGATCCTGAACAATTCCAGCCCGGGTCAGGCCGTCTTTGAACCGTTCATGGGATCCGGCACCACGCTGATCGCGGCTGAAACGACCGGGCGCGTCTGCTTCGGGATCGAGTTGAACCCGGCCTACGTGGATGTCGCCATCGAGCGCTGGCAGCAATTCACCGGTGCCAATGCCGTGCTGGCCGACACGGGTGAGACCTTCGCCGACTTGAAGGCAAAGAGGCTGGCGGCATGAATATGCCAACCGTGCCGCAAAAGATCGAGTATTGGCCGCTGAAGTTCGGACGGTCAGGAGGCGTTCAAACGATGTACCGTGCCGCGTCCGTCGACCTTTTCGGAGGTGATCGGCAGGCCCAGCTTCTTCTTCAGCGCCCCCGAGATCATGCCCCTCGCGCTATGAGCTTGCCAACCGGTTGCCGCGACAATCTCGGCGATAGTAGCGCCTTCGGGACGCTGCAGAAGGGTGATGATCTGCGCCTGTTTGGTTCCGGCGCGCGGTGTCGGCGGTTTGGACGCAGGCGGTTGTGCAGCGTGGGTGCGGATCGCAGCCATGGTCTTGACCACGACGGGCTCAACCCCGATGGCCAGCAGGCCCGCGTCGGTGGCGACCAGCGTGGTGCCGTGGCCATCGCCGGTCTCGCGCCAGAACGGCTCGCCTTTGCGCAGGTCGGCGTCGACCTCCTCGAGCCAGCCGCGTCCGATCATCATGGTGATGACCTTTTTCGCAGCGGCACCATGCAACCCCTTGGGCAGCGGCATTGCGAGATTGTCTGCGCGCTGGGCAGCAGTGCTAAGAATGATGGTTTGCGTGTCGGTAAGTTTGGGCATCTGAGCCTCCGGTCCTGATCGGGTGGCGCGGGATTGCGCAACCGTCTACCGGGGCAAGCCCGCCGCATTGGCGGGCCGCGTCATAGTGCGTGGTCGGCTTATTCGGCGTGCTCACCCTCGCCAAAGGCGCTGTCGGTGATGCGCTTGAGCAGCCCGGCGTGATGCTCAAGGGTACCGACCATTGCCCAGCCAACCTCGTCAGGATGGCAGTTGAAATGATCGTCGCTGAGCGTCTGCAGGCGAGCGAGCATCTCATCGATCTCGGCCTTCTTGGCCGTAAAGGCGCTCAAGGCGGCTTCGCGGTTGCGACGGGCCTTCTCGGCGCGCAGCTGGTGGCGGGGTGTGGTGATCGGGTTGAGGCGTGTCATGGCGTGGCTCCGTTGGGTGAGTTGCATCGTTTTCATGTCATCACCATCGCTCTGCTGCGCCGATTATCGTAGGCAATTCCAAGCAATATCAGTGCTTTCTGATTACACTGGGGGCTTCAAATCAACTGCAGGTCGGCCAGCACGGCGCTGGCTGCAGCCAGCTGCGTGGTCGGCAATTCAATCTTGATGTGCGAGATCACATCGGAGGCTTCGGCGGTGATCCCGTCCTCGCGCAGCGCGGCCTCGATGGCGGCGGCAACAGCGTCGGGGCGCGAGCGGTCGAACTGGGCGGGCAGCGCGTCATGGTCGATGCGGATTGTGGTGATGGCGGTCATGTCCGTGTCCTCATTCCTGCTTTTCGATAATCGCGAGGATCGCGCAGGCCATCCCGCCGAGGAATTCGCTGCGGCGAAAGATGATCTCGTCAATTTCACCCGCGGTGGTGATCGCGGGATCGACCTCCAGGTCTGTCGCCATGTGCGGTAGCAGGCGGACGGCCTCGGCGTTGAATCGTTGAGCGATGGTCATGGGCGGGTCTCCGATCCGGGGGTGATCTCCTGATCCGAGAGTCGCTCGACGGGCGAGTGTAATCAACTGAATAAGATCACTATTTCCGTTTAAGTCCAATATCTTGAGGTCAAACCAATCGCCATGGAAGGTATGTCAGAGCGCGACTATTCCGCTCATTCCGGCCTGTCGCGCGGGGCAATCCAGAAGGCGCGCAAGGCCGGTCGGCTGGTGGTTTATAGCGATGGCTCGATCAACGCCGCCGCGTCCGATGTGCGCCGGGCGGAGATGACGGATCCGGACCAGCAGCGGCGCAGCACTGGCGGCGACACCGCATTCAGCGGTCCAGCTGACAGTTCGTCCTACCTGAAGGCCCGCACTGCGCTGACCGTCTACCAGGCGCAGGAACGCCAGCTGGCGATCCAGAAGAAGAAAGGCACGCTGGTCGACCGCGCCCGCGCCGAGACGCTGGTGTTTCGCCTGGCACGCCAGGAACGCGATGTCTGGGTCACATGGCCATCCCGCGTCTCGGCGCTGATAGCGGCCGAAGTGGCATCGGAGGTGGAAAAGCAATCCGGCACACCGGTGATCATCGAGGCCGCGATCCTGCAGAGGGTGCTGGAAACCCATGTCAGAGCGCAACTCGACGCCCTTGCCGACCTCCGGGTCAGCCTCGGACAGTGAAGACACGGCACACGATGACCTGACGGCAGACCTCGATCTCGCCTTTGACGGGGCCGAAGACATCCTGCGCGCCTGGCGTCGCGGGATGCGGCCCGACGCGGATCTCACGGTGTCGGAATGGGCGGATGCGCATCGCAAGCTGTCCTCGCGGGCCAGCGCGGAACCCGGACAATACCGCACCACGCGGACGCCGTACCTGCGCGAGATCATGGATGCGCTGTCGCCCCGCCACCCCGCGCAACGTATCAGCTTCATGAAGGCCGCGCAGGTCGGCGCGACCGAGGCGGGCAACAACTGGATTGGCTTTGTCATCCACCACGCGCCGGGCCCGATGCTGGCTGTGCTGCCGACGGTGGAGATGGCCAAACGGACCTCGCGCGGGCGGATCGACCCGCTGATCGAGGACAGTCCGGCGCTGAAGGAACGGGTGCAGCCTGCTCGGTCGCGGGATGCGGGCAACTCGATGCTGTCCAAGGAATTCCCCGGCGGCATTCTGGTGCTGACAGGGGCGAACTCCGCCACCGGCCTGCGGTCGATGCCTGCGCGGTATATCTTTCTGGATGAGGTCGACGCCTATCCGGCCTCGGCCGACGAGGAAGGCGATCCGGTCACGCTGGCCGAAGCGCGCACGACCACTTTCTCGCACCGGCGCAAGGTGTTCATGGTCTCGACGCCCACGATCCGCGGGCTGAGCCGGATCGAACGGGAATATGAGGCCAGCGACCAGCGCCGCTATTTCGTGCCCTGTCCGCATTGCGGGGCGATGCAATGGCTGCGGTTTGAGCGGCTGCGCTGGGACAAGGGGCGGCCGGACACAGCCGCCTATTACTGCGAGGGCTGCGAAAAGCCGATCGCAGAGCATCACAAGACGCAGATGCTGGAGCGCGGGGAATGGCGCGCGACAACCGTTTCCGCTGATCCGCATTCCATCGGTTTCCACCTCTCGGCGCTCTATTCGCCGCTGGGCTGGAAAAGCTGGCAGCAGATCGCGCGCGACTGGTTGGCGGCCCAAGGCTCGGAGGAAATGCTGCGCGCCGCACGCAACACGCTGCTGGGTGAGACATGGGTCGAAAGTGGCGATGCGCCCGAATGGCAGCGGCTGGCGGAACGACGCGAGGCTTACGCGGGCGCGCAGATCCCGGTGGGCGGTCTGTTTCTGACCGCGGGCGTCGATGTGCAGAAGGACCGGATCGAGATCGATGTCTGGGCCTGGGGCAGGGGACTTGAGAGCTGGCTGGTCGATCACATCGTCATTGCCGGTGGCCCGGATGATCCGCAGTGCTGGGACAAGCTGACGGCCCTCTTGGGGCGGACCTGGGTTTGCACCAACGGGGCGGTGATGGTGATCGGCAAGCTGGCCATCGACACCGGGTATGAGGCCGCCGCCGTTTATGCATGGGCGCGGGCGCAGGGGTTCGATCAGGTCGCACCCGTCAAAGGCCTCGAGGGCTTCAACCGCGCGACGCCGGTATCGGGCCCGACTTTTGTCGACGCCACCATCGGCGGCAAGCGTCTGCGCCGGGGCGCGCGGCTCTGGTCGGTGGCCACGGCCACCTTCAAGACAGAGACATACCGCTTCCTGCGGCTGGAGCGGCCCTCGGATGAAGACCGGAACTTGGGCATCTGCGATGCCCCCGGCACCGTGCATCTGCCCGACTGGATCGACACCGAATGGCTGAAACAGCTGGTGGCAGAGCAACTGGTCACCGTGCGCAACAAGCGCGGCTATGCCCACCCGGAATGGCAGAAGATGCGGGAACGGAACGAGGCGCTGGACGCCCGCGTCTATGCGCGGGCTGCCGCGTGGATCATGGGCGCGGATCGCTTTGACGAGCGGATGTGGCGGCAGTTGGAAAAACAGGCGGGTGTGGAAACTGCGGCAGCCGTGGCAAAGCCAGAAACCGACCAACCGGTCGAGCCGCAAGCCGGTCGTATCACCGCCCCACGGCGGCGCGGCTGGAAAATCAGCACGCCCAAATACATGGAATGAGCAGTATCCCAATGACCCTCGAGGATCTCAAAACCCGCCACGGCGCGCTGCTGGCTGCGCGCTACAGCGGCACGCGGTCGGTCAGCTATGATGGCAAGACCGTAAACTACGGATCAGACGCAGAGCTCGCCGCCGCGATTGCCGATATCGAGCGCCGGATCGCCACGCTGGAACGGACCGGTCGCAGGGTGTTGCGCCCGTATGCCGTGAAGGACCTTTGATGACTGCTATGAACTGGCGCCAGCGCCTCGGAGCCTTTGTCGGCGGGTTCGATGCAGGCCAGCATCATCGCCGGTTGCGCGGCTTCCGCGCGACGCGGGCCCATGTCAACGCGCTGATCACGGCCTCGGGCCCCGGCATCACCGCCCGCGCGCGCTGGCTGGTGCGCAATAACGGCTATGCCGTGAACGCGGTGGAAAGCTGGGCCGCCAATACCGTCGGCGACGGCATCAAGCCGATCTCGAAGATCGCAGATGCTGCGCGCAAGGAAGACCTGCAGCGGCTCTGGCTTGCCTGGACCGACGAGGCGGATGCCGAGGGTCTGACCGACTTCTACGGGCTGCAGCGCCGGGCCGCCCGCGAGGTGTTCATCGCAGGCGAGGTCTTCTTCCGGATCCGGATGCGCCGCGCGGGTGACGGTATGACCGTCCCTTTGCAGCTTCAGATGCTGCCCGCCGAGATGCTGCCGCTGGAGCAAAGCGGCACAGCAGAAAATGGCAACGCCGTCCGGCAAGGCATCGAGTTCGACCGGATTGGCCGCCGCGTGGCGTATCACTTTCTCCGCCGCCATCCCGGAGACAGTACTGATAGAGGACTGGCAGGTGAGATCGTCCGCGTGCCAGCATCGGAGGTCATCCATGTGATCGATCCGGTCGAGGGCGGTCAGCTGCGCGGGGTCTCAAGGCTGGCACCTGCCATCGTGAAGCTGTTCCTGCTCGATCAGTATGACGATGCAGAGCTGGACCGCAAAAAGGTCGCGGCGATGTACGCAATGTTCGTGACCTCGCCCGCACCGGAGAACGCGCTCGCCCCGGTCGAGGATGACGACACCCCCGCCGGCGTGGAAATCAGCCCGGGCCAGATCGTCCGGCTGGACCCGGGCGAGGATGTCACCGTCGGTCAGCCCGCCGACAGCGGCGGCACCTACGAGCCGTTCCAGTACCGCACGTTGCTGCAAATCTCCGCCGCACTGGGCATTCCTTATCCCTATCTTGCCAATGATATGGTGAAGGGAAACTTCTCGAACTCGCGCCTCGCACTGATCGAGTTCCGTCGCCGTGTCTCTGCCTGGCAGCATTCGGTCATGGTGTATCAGCTCTGTCGTCCAGTCTATGCGCGCTGGATGGACGCGGCGGTGCTGTCCCGGGCGCTCACCCTGCCAGGCTATGAAACCAATCGGTCGCGGCTGCTCACCGCCGACTGGCTGCCCACGAAATGGGACTGGGTCGATCCACTCAAGGACGCCAATGCAGAGATCGCCCAGATCGAGGCGGGCCTCAAATCCCGCACGCAGGCCATCGCCGAGCGCGGCTATGACGCCGAGCAGGTGGACCGGGAGATCGCAGCAGAACGCGCGCGCGAGCGTGCGCTGGGTCTCGACTTCCGCCGCCCCGGGTCGCC